TCCTCAAGGAAGCCAATCTGATCTGATTCGGGGAGGGAATCAAAGAGCTCTAACAGTTCCAGTTGGATCTCAGTTAATTCTCTTTGCTCTTCTGATGGTAACGGAGCGCCGGGAAGCTGGGCTTCATCACCAAAGAGAAGCCATGCTGGAGGACATTGTAAACCTTTACTCAGAGCGAATAACCTCTTCCCTGCCGGTTGAGTTTCATCGCGCTCCCACTGAGAAATGGTTACGTGCGCAACCTTTACCAGTTTGGCCAAGGCCGCCTGGGAAAGCTTTAACTCTTTGCGTCGTCTTAAAAGACGAGTACCGAAGGTTTCTTTATCCATATTAGGTAATTCTAAATTCTCTTGACTTAAATTTCCCTACGATCTACTTTCCTTAGGAAAACCTAAGGAGGCGCGATCGTGTTTAAAAAAGATGCAGTTCAATATTTTGGAAGTAAATCAAAAACGGCAAAGGCAGCAGGCGTGGCTGCTTCATCGGTTTCCGTATGGGGTGACTTGGTACCAGAAAAAAACGCGATGAGACTGCAAATCGCCTCTAACGGCGCCCTGCAATATGACCCCGAAATCTATGACAAGCATGCTAAAGCAAAACGTTTGGGGGAGTCTGACTGATGAAAATCAATGAGATCAAATTGCTGGCCCTCGAGCTGGAAGAGTGGGCGATGAAGGATGGCAGGAAAGGGGGCTGGAAAAAGATAGTCCCGCTGATTACAGCGCATCACTACGGTGATTTGCTGGACAGCCTGGCGGATATCGTTGACCCGTCAGAGTATGCGCGATGCCTGCATAACAACACGCAGATCATCCAACGGGCATTTCGAAATGACACGCCGAATTATCGTGGTCAGGCAGCTGCGCTGGCGCCAGCAATCAGAGCTGCGATGGATGCAGAGCTGGCTGGTCAGCATGACTTACATAACCTGGTGGCCATTGCGAACCGCGAGTGCATCGAGGCGACCAGCGCGGTGCTGACTGGTAAGCCAATGCAGGTTATCCGCAAAGAAACGGCAGAGGCGATTCAGGCGCTGGCCGATCTCATTCCCGGCGTCAGCATCCAGTTCAACCATATTGGTCCGCGCGCGGTGTAACAGGAGACTCCCATGCTTGCCCAGGAATTAGTAGACCGTATGAAAAATGCGATGAAGCACAGATTACCGACGGAGACAGTCGATCGCAGCGCTGAACTGATTCCGGGGATGAAATACCGCAACGAACGCGGACGCATGGTGACGGTAATGAGAGTTTCTCATCTTCGGGTTATGTACCGATACGAAGGTTATCAGGACATCTGCGAGACAGGCCGGAGAGAGTTTGATTTGAAATTTAGAAAGGTGCAGTCGTGAGCAGCAAATTACACGGTCTTGTTTGGGAAGGATGCGCTCCTGCTGGATTGGGAATTTCCCGCGTTGCGCTTATGGCCCGCCTGGCTGATTACAGCAATGCTGACGGCATATCGTGGCCAGCGATTGAGACGCTCAGGATTGAGATCGGCGCTAAAAGCGATACGACAATAAAAACTGCTTTAGCTGAGCTTGTTAAGGGCGGCTGGATTAAAAAAACAGAACGCAAGCTGGGCGGCAGAAATCTGACAAATGTTTATCAGATTGATATCGCAAAACTTGAAGAAGCGGCAGCAGAGGGGCGTAAAAAAATACGGGAAGAGAGAGCCCAAAAGAAAGGTTCCCGTTGCCTGCCAGCAGGGAAGGAAGATAAGGCGTCAATTTTTGACCCGTCAAATAATGGCCCCTTAAAGGAGGATAGTAAGGGGGCAGATTTTGACCCGTCAAAAATTGAGGGGTCAAAAATTGGTGAAAACAGCGATTTAACCCCCCCAAAAATTGACCCCGATCCGTCATTAAAACCTGATCCGTCATTAAACCCCACACATAACACGCGAGGGGAAGAGGTCGAACCAGTTAATAACAACCCGGTTCCTGAATACCCTGGACAACCTGGTATGAATTTTCCCGCCGGAGAGTCATTTGGGAAGGTCCCAATGACCATTGACTGGAAACCGTCGGCTGACTTCCGCCAGCGCGTTGGATTCTGGGGCATAACGATCCCGGATGGACTGAACCTCAGAGCCGAGCTGAACAGCTTCATTGCCTACTGGCAACCAGAGAACAAAGTTTTTTACCAGTCGCAGTGGGAGCAGAAATTTGCCCGCCACCTGCAACAGGCCAAACCCACTAAACCGCGAGGTAACTCACATGCAGGACTGGATCCAAACTCCACAGCAAACGCAGCTGTACAGCGAGCACGCGCAGCACGCGCTGCACAACTCCGCGCTCGAGGAGAAGGCCTGGAAGTTCTGGGTTCTCATGCTGGAAATTTACTCCAGTCGATGGGAAACCAAAAACGGATCGGCTCCGTCGGACCTATGGATTGCTCAGATTGGGAATTTGACCAGCGACCGGATGACGAGCGTCTGTAACGCGATGGTTGCTCGCTGTGCAGCGGGTAATTCATGGCCACCTGACCTGGCTGAGTTCGTGACGCTGGTGGCTGACTGTGACGGTGGGAAGCTTGGACTGAAGGTTTCGGACGTTATGGCGGAATACAGGAACTGGCGCAACGAATCTTACCGTTACGCCAGCACTGAGGAATATTTCATTGCCCGCGAATGTAATCCGGTCCTGTACCAGATTTGCACTGAACTTCGCCGAACTGGGGTTGAGCGACAAATGACGCAACCCGAGCTGGAGAGACTGGCAGCGGACCAACTGGCGAAGTGGGAAAAACACCTGGAGGACGGCAAACAGATCCCTCCGGTAAGAAAACAGATTGCGGCGCCACTCCATCCGGCAGGACCGACACCCGCGCAGCAGCTGCTTGAAGAATACAAACGGCGTAAAGCGGCTGGCTTAATTTAACCAGGAGAATTTTATGGAAACCATTTTAGACGTACTGAAAGCGATGGAAAAAGCGACTGCCCGTGAAATTGCGGCGCGCATGAAAATTGAGCCTGCGGCGGTGATCGGGATGCTGCGTGAGCATGAAGAACGTAACGAAGTTGCACAGACTAACGGGTATTGGAAAGTTGCTACTGGGAAAGTTAAATCACAGCCAAAAGCGATCAGTTCAGTCAGCAAAGCGCCAGCAACTGTATCAGTCAGCGACGTCATCGCATTACTGGCGGAACATGGGCCACAGACATCTCTGGAGCTGGCAACACTGGCAGGTATTGAGTCAAAACGTGTGGCGCCAATGCTGACTCACCACATGACAAAAGGGCGGATCATCCGCGAAAAAGTTGGCAGCAAGTTTGTTTATTCGGTGTCGGCCACTGCGTCAGTGAAAAACAAAAGCTCTGCACCACGGGAACCGGAGACATCAACTCCACCAGTACCGGAAAAATCTGTCACTGAAATTGTTGAGGAAATCCCCGCTTTCGTCAGCCGTCCTGATGATCTGCTGATCCCTACGGTACGCGGTATCTCAAATGAAATTCGCCGCACGAAAGCGAAGCTGGCTAACCTGGAAAAACTTCGTGAAGCCGTTCGTAGCATTCGAAAGCACGGGGCGCTGATGCAGGGGCTGGCGCAATGAAACAGAGCGAATTACCACGCTGTCCTGAATGCGGTAACATGCCTGAATACGCCCTAAAGCCAAATCATATGGGATGGGTATGGGGGGGACTGAAATGCCCGTATGACCATTACCGCGCGAGTTTGAACGGCCCAGCCGGCAGCCGTGCACAGGCAGAAAAGAGGCTGGCGCCACAGTGGGGTGAACTGGTCGAAAAAGTTGCCGCCGCTGGCATTGGCGTGAAGGGGGAGTGAGATGGCAGAGCAAACGATTTTAGACGTGTGCTGCGGCTCCCGCATGTTCTGGTTCAACAAGCAGGACACCCGAACCGTGTTTGCTGATATACGTGCCGAAGCGCATACCCTGTGCGACGGTCGCCGCTTGGTTATCAGTCCTGACCTGATTGCCGACTTTCGTTCACTGCCGTTCGCTGATTCTTCTTTTCCGGTTGTGGTGTTTGACCCACCGCACTTGGAGCGCGTGGGCCAGTCTGCCTGGATGGGTAAAAAGTACGGGCGATTGAACAAAAAAACGTGGCGTTCTGATTTGCGCGCCGGTTTCAAAGAAGCGTTTCGGGTGCTGTGGCCACGCGGCGTGCTTATTTTCAAATGGAACGAAACACAAATCCCAGTTAGCCAGATTCTGGCTCTTACAGATGTGAAACCTGCAATTGGTCAGCGTACAGGGAAGAACGACAAAACCCACTGGATTATCTTTGTGAAGGACTAACCCATGACAACTAACAACCACCCGGCGTACGGTCCCGTATCACTAGATCGCCTGCACCAGATACACGAAACACTCAGCAAAGCAGCAGTACAAAGCGACGGTAGTAATCTCGGTTACGCAATGGCTGGTGCTGTGAAGGTGATTGATGAGGGGCTATGAGCTCGTTAATGATGCAGGGGATACTGAATACGAAGTTTTGAGGACTGACATTGACATGTACGCCCTTGTTGAAAGCATTGAGATCCCAGACAGCAACGCTGATATGACTAAAGGACGAGTTTGGAGTTGAGAGTTTTGCTACGGAACTGCAGAGGGGCCATTGCTTCGTTTGATAAACGGATTTGCCACCAATTATTCTGTCAATGGCGAAGAAATTACGACCTGCAATCTTGTTGCTTAGACTTGAATGGAAGTTTTAAAGAAAAGTTATCCCATAAGGCGGGCAAATATCTGCAAATCTACTAGGCTGATTTTGAACGCAAAACGTCTAAAGAAAATTATTGATAATAGTTTGCTAAAAAAGCTAGGTTTTTTTATACTTTCTTAAAATGTGGAAATTACTATAACGGACATTAAAATGAACAAAGTTTTTGATTTTCAACAGATTAATTTTTTTACAGACAACAGTGATGTTTCTGCAACGCCGCACTTAATAAAGGGATTATTAGATGTTTTAGGTAAGTATGGTTTAATCCCTACCTTTGGCCAAGAAATAAACGCCATGACTGGGGAGCAAAAACAAGTAGTGACTATGATGGAACCTTCCCAATCATATCGCATAGAATTCCCAAGCGGACTTATAGCAATAAGTGGTATTAACTTAGATAATAGTATTTTTGCTGAGCGCAGCATTAGTATTCTTAAAGACCTGAAATCAATTTTCCCATCAAAAAAAGCTAATAGATTAGCATATATTCAAAATAAGGTGTTTCAGAGTTCACCTGAATATTACAAAGAATTATATGAGAAAATATTCACCTATCATTCTGTAGAACCATTTGAGTGGGATAGTCGAATTGCTATTAAAAAAAATTTGGATCAGCATAGCGAAATTATAAACAGCATTAGTAACATTCGTCGTGGATTGTTTAATTTACCTATTAGCAATGTAGTTGCTTTTAATCCTTTTTCTACTGGAATTGATTGTATTAGTTTTGAAATGGATACTAATACAGTACCCGAAAATGTGAATCTTCGTTTCGATCTTGAAAATTGCACGTCAGTATTACAGGAGCTTTTTGAGCAAAACAGTCTTTTACATCAAGAAGTTAAGCGTTATACTGATAAGTGAGTGAGGAGCATATGAAAAATACATTTAATAAAATGGATTCAATGTATATTTCAGCGAATAGCATCAAATATCCTGATCCTTATAAAAGATATGGTGCTTCAGATGCCATGTTTTATTACAAGAATATAAATTCCTTATTTGGTGTTGAAAAATACAATCGGAGTGGTGACCAAACCTACGTTGACCAACGCAGCAATGGGAAGCATAGTGATCAAGACTCTGGCATGTCTACTGTCAATGAAGGATCTGGAGTAGTTGAAAACAAATCGCTCTTAATTCTTAAGAAGAAGAATGCAATACTTGATTGTCTTAAAGGCGATGAGTATATAGAGGGTGAGACTAGTAAGACAGTCATGCTCTTGGAGGCTATCCATCTCCGAGAAAAAGAATTATTTGGACAGATTTTTCAAGAGGTCTGGCTTCATCTATTTGCACAGCAAAGTTATGAGTTATGCAAATTTATTAATATGTCTTCTTCTATAAAATATAATTGGTTAAATGATAAAGCAGATGCGTTAATATTAAGTGCATGTTCTCATAAGGATATTTACGTTAACGAAGCTGCAATTAGAGCTGTTGAGTCTTGGGAGCAAACTAAACATGCTGCGTATTTAAATAATATAAAAAAATTCGAAGTTAAATGGTTGGAAGATTATAAAAACGCAGTCTTGGCTGAATTGGAGTAGTAAATGGGGCATTTATTGCGTAAGTTTTCATTGGCTAAATGGGAGCCAAATAGAGGTATAGATTCTCAAGACATTTCGGCAGATGCCATCACTGGATGCACAAGAACGTCTAATAATACGCTTTCAGTTTGGTCATCTACAACTCAGGATTTTGCTAGTGAAGAAGTGGAGAAATTAATAGTAGCCTTAGCTACTACTATGAACGAGCCCGCAGCCATAGATCTTATATGGTTAGAGGATGAATGGCTTCAGTCAAATGGAGTGGAGCTAGTTTCCAATCCCGGCGAGTCAAAGTATAAGTCATTGAATAGTAAGCATAAAGATCTTATTTCCCTAAAGCACTCATCTTTAGCTCTTGTTGGGGAACATATTCTTTCTCAAATGCAAGATGATACTAAATTCAAGCGTATTACCAAAAAAGAGTTAATAAAGCTTGTGGTTAAATGGATGGAAACTGATAATGAATTTAATATTGATGAATTAAAGGAAAAATGGCATAGTCCAGTAATGAATTTAATGGATAAGCAAGTAGCGCAATGATTTTAATTATATAAAGCTATTGTGTTTTCTTTAAATTAACAATGTTAATTTAAAATATCATAATAAAAGATGAAATAATTCAAAAAAAAGTAATCATCTACTGAGTAGCTAAAACCTCTTTCAACGGAGGTTTTTTCGTCCTTTCTCATTATTCATTAGAATTATAGAATGCTCGGCGTCAAACAAAATCCGACCGAACAGCAATGAGACTCATTCGTTCTTACATGCGTCTATAAGCACCCATGCAACTCCTCCGTCTTTGCTGTGATGGAAAAACTATCGGATTTTTGCCATCAGAAACAAGTGATTGAGTAAGAAAGTATCGCTAATTCAATCCTCTACGACGGATTTCCCATTTATTACTCCTGACAGATAATTAACAACTTGTGCTGTTAAGTCATTGATCATATCAACATACAGGTGTACTGTATAAATATACAGTTAATGTGGTGAGGGCTATGATGAAAATTGAATTAATCATTGATCGTACAAAAGAACTTCCAAAAGGAGTTGTTCCGGCATTGGAGAAAGAATTGCTTAAGTGCCTGAATGATCACTATGACAATTTCAGGCTCACAATTCGCCGTGCCGGTTCAGATGGGTTAAGTGTTTTTGGTGGTGGCAAGGACGACATAAAAAAAATTGAATCAATTCACCTAGATACCTTTGGAAGTACAGACGAGTGGTTGGTTAGTTAACCCCCTTAAGCTGGTGGCTCCTGCTGCCATTTTTTAGATCGAGTTTCCGCATCGCCTCGCACAATTATTAACAGGTAATACAGGTCGATTCAGATGTGGGAATCTTTGCAAGGGGCATCTCATGCAAATTCCGGATGATTTAATCCCAGAGTTGCCGGAGCACACTGGCCCGGTTCTGATTTATTTTGTGAAGGGGCGCGTGGTGAGGGGGTTTGCATTACGTAAAGATGAGTTTGTAACGTCTTTACGGGCACTGGAAGAGGTCAGGAAGAAAGCTGGTCTACCTGTTTCAGATGCCTGACAAGTTGGGTTATAATGAAAACGGGTCTGAACAGCCCGCTGAGTAACACTGCGCCAACCGGGAAATCACGATGGCGCAAAGAAATGAATTACCCCAATCACGCCGTTTCTTCACAAACGGTGTCTTTGTTCGTGCTGGTGGTACGGCATGAGCAGAACAAAAAATAAATCTGAAAAACTCCACCTTTCCCGAGTAGCCGGGCTGGGCTGTATTGTCTGCAAAAACCTGAAGCAGGGTGAAACTCCAGCAGAAATACATCACATCCGAACTGGTCAGGGAGTTGGCCAGCGCGCTGACAATTTCGAAGTTATTCCTCTTTGCCCAATCCATCACCGCCAGGGCGGATACGGCATAGCCATTCATGCTGGCCGCCAGTCCTGGGAAAACAATTTCGGTACTGAAACAGAGTTGCTGGTGCAGGTTCTCTACGAACTGGGGGAATCAGCGTGAGTATTATTTATGGTTCAGTATGTAGTGGAATTGAGGCAGCAAGTATAGCGTGGGAGGTTTTGGGCTGGCGACCGTCATGGTTCTCTCAGTTCGATCCTGAACACAATTATAAAAACGGTCCAGATTTCCCATCTGCTGTTCTGGCGTATCGCTGGCCGCACGTAACAAACCTCGGTGATATGACAAAAATCGCCGCAGCAATACGGCGCGGAGAAATCCAGGCACCAGATGTTCTGGTAGGTGGCACACCGTGCCAGGCATTCAGCATCGCTGGTCTGCGTATTGGTCTGACTGATTCTCGCGGTCAATTAACTCTCGCCTTTGTTGAACTGGTAAACGCAATAGATGAAAAACGAAGAGAACAGGGAAAACCTCCCGTCATTGTCGTCTGGGAAAACGTACCCGGAGTATTCAGCAGCAGAGATAACGCTTTCGGATGTTTTCTTGCAGGGCTTGCCGGTGAAAGCTGTGAACTGGAATCACCAGGGAAAAAATGGACAAACGCTGGTTATGTGCTGGGACCAGAAAGGGCTATCTGCTGGCGAGTGCTCGACGCTCAATTTTTCGGAGTGGCCCAACGACGCCGCCGTGTGTTTGTTATCGCAAGCGCTCGAGGGGATATCGATCCCGCAAAAATACTTTTTGAGTCCGAAGGCATGCGCCGGGATACTCCGCCGCGCCGAAAAGCGGGGAAGGGCATTACCGCAAATACTGGGCGTCGCATTGCTAACGGTAGCCACTGGGATGGGGAATATAATCCACATCCAACCCTCAACCAGTCACACAACATCGGAGGCATAGGTCAAAGCAACCAGGAATTATTCAGCCAGCGCGGAGGTGGAATCGTTGGTGTCTTTCGCATGCGGGCATTTGGTGATTATGTTAATGATGAAACCGCATCCACTGTTAAAGCGCGCGACCATAAAGATGCAACCGATCTCACTGTGACTTATTCAGACGTCAGTAGAACGTTGCTTGCCAAATCAAATGACAGCATGGCTGAAGATTTGGATACCTATGCCATTCACGGCACACAAGACCCAGACACAAACATTAATTTTGCTCATACGCTGGGACGAAATCACGGGCAGGAAAATGCAGTTGCTTATGCCTTCAAGGCTGGTCAAGGCGCAAAAGCGGGTGGCATTGGCTGGGCAGAAGAACAATCCCCAACTCTGACCGCCGCCAGTAGCGGATCGAATTTATCCCCTTCAGTAATGAAAGACATGGCCGTTCGTCGCCTGACACCAGTTGAGTGCGAGCGTCTGCAAGGCTTCCCCGATAATCACACTTTAATCCCCCGTGATAAGCGTAAGCAGATCACTGCTGATGAATATGCTTACGTGCGCCATCACAACCCAAAAATAACTGCAGAAGAAGCCTACCGACTGGCGAAAGATGGTCCGCGCTACAAAGCGATCGGCAACAGTATGGCTGTACCGGTTATGCGCTGGATCGGTAAAAGAATCAAGGAGGCTCTTGATGCCTGAATATCCAATTACACCCGTCGGTAAGCCCAGAATGACGCGCGCTGACAAATGGAAAAAGCGCCCCGAGGTTCTGCGTTACTGGGCTTTCTGTGATGAAGTTCGTCTGCAGTGTGTTGAGCTGCCGGAAAGCGGTTCGCATGTCACCTTCATTCTTCCGATGCCAGCGAGCTGGAGCAAAAAGAAACGGGCTGAGTTCAACGGTAAACCACACCAGGCTAAACCTGATTTCGACAATATGGTGAAAGCCCTGATGGATGCCATTTACGAAAATGATGCTCATATATGGGATTCACGGGTATCAAAATTATGGGGAGAAACCGGGAGAATAATTATTGAGGAGCTAAAAGCATGACGCCACGCCAACGCAGACTAAAACAGTCAGCATTTGAAAAAGCAGCAGCTGCGCCGCGTAAAAGCTGGCTGGGTAAATGTATTCTCCTTACGGGGATTCAGTCCGGATGGATTAAATCCCTGCTCACAACATGGGGCGAAGGTGTAGGAGGAAATACTGCACCCCGTATGCCGCGGGGCCATGCATGTTGGAATGTGATCAAAGGAAGGAACTGGTCAGATAAGGCACTGGAGCGCTTTACCGCAGCGTTAAATCAGGCGAGAGAAGAGGGATTCCGTGGACAGCAGGCAATGAACAGGGCACATAGCATTCTCTGGCCGCAGTCATCCGCTAGTGTGATTGATGAAGCCCTGCATAATGATGATGTCGATTTTGTTGAGCAATGCGTACTGCAGGCGCTGGATATTAATGATCCGGTTTATGTGGTCGGTCTTCAGTATTACACCACCCGAAAAAAAATCTCAGACATAACCCGGGAGTTGCAGGCGATTGCGCCATGGTTAACTGATGGGGAGGCGAGAAAGCGCGTGCGCTGGTGCCTGGAAATATTCAGAGCAAAGGTCTTTTTGGAAGCACGCAAACTGTTATCTGAATAGACTCACTGAAATCATTTTTTAGCTATTGATGCTATTTTTTGATAATGGTGTTGAAAACGGGCCAGAAAATCAGATAATTTATTCATGATTGGCAGAGCTGCGCCACTATGGCAGCGACAAAAAGCGAACAATTTGAACATAACGAGAACCCCGCCACAGCGGGGTTTTTGGTTTCCGGCGATACGACAGGGGTATTCGCGAGGTGCATAGCACCAGTACCCCTGTCATATCGCCGATCTGAAATCGTTAACTCGAAAACAAGTTCTCACAATCCTTTTTCGTTTCTAACTCAGAGGAAAAATGATAGGGGGTCACTGCTAAACGTAGACATCAATATTTTTAGTATTATTCCCTGCAACGTTCGAACTTGATTTGTCACTTACCGTAGGTAATGCACCCGATGCCATTTGGTTTTTTTCTGCTTCTTGTTTTTGTAATTGAGCAATTTTTGCGTACATAGACTCGATTTGCCTTTGAATCATCTCCATCTGCTGTTTAAGCAGTTTTGCCTCATCTTCGGAGGTTACTTCATTTATTTTTGAACCCATGGCGCTGAGTTCTTTTGTCAACTCACCAATTTGTTTTTTCAGGTTTTGAATTTGTTGTGAAACAGAGTTGCCAGTACTTGAAGGTGCTTGTTTTACTGTGCTTTGCAGTATGTCCTGACCCAAAGTGCTAACTGTCATGCTCATGGTGGTTCCTCCGGCCTTACATTTATTACCCATTATCGTCATCTTTCGAAATTACTTTATAGCAAAGATTAAGTTGTGGCTTCCTGCACCACAGCATTATTTGTACTGCTCTATACTATCTGCTGAGTATCGCGGAGGAGCTTATGAAAGAAGGGTATTACTGGATTCAGCATGTCGGTGTTGTACAGGTAGCGTACTACACGAATGACACTGTTGATGACTTGGAAACGGGGAAAATAATCACAGGTGTTTGGCATCTGACCAGAGGCGATGACATTTGCCATAACGGTGAAGCAGAGGTGTTAGAAGGTCCTCTCTCTCCACCATTGTAAACAACCGTACTTACTTCGAGGCTGCCGCATGGCGGCCTTTTTTTT